CGTCAGATAGTCCTTCTCCAAAGTAACCATACTTGTGCAACAACAGTTTTAGTTGCTTAGCCATCATAGTTATTCCTCGTGGCAGTTGCAGGCACTCTTACCAAGCTTAGTGTCTACGGTGGGCTCAGTAGTGATAGGGGTTTTAGCGTTTTTACCCCTATTCGGCATACCCATATCGGGTGTTGCTACTTCGTCTAGGTCGTCAAACTGTTCCGGCTCTGGAGTTACCTCGCCCCCATCATTCATACCGAATTGCATTTTCTCATCGTTATCTACCATCTTAGGTAGTCCCATTCCAATTAAAATGCTGTCTCTTAGGTTATGTTGATCTGACATGTCCCACCCAACTCTGGAGAACAATGACAGTACGTTTGCAATATCTGCTGCGGGTATCTCTTCGATGCTGTCGTGTACAATCCTTGGAAGATCTTCAATATCAAACTCAGGATTCATCTCGAACAAGCGAGGTACACACTGGTTATTAAGGCTCGACTCTATTGTGTTTAAATGTGAGGTAACCGCCTTGGTGAAATTAGATGACTTGACAGCTGCCAGTGCCATTGATCCAGATCCGCCATTACCTACTCCCAGAAACTCACACATCATTGAAACCATTATGGCTGTCTCTAGTTCCTTGATGGTTGTGTTGATATGTCCGAGAACATCGGCGCCATCTGACTGTAGGAAGTCTACATCAAACAGGCTGTTGCCGTTCTCATCGAACTGCTGTGGTATAATGACGTAAGGCTCCTTGGTCATTCGAAGACCCTTTAGCATTGACTTGATGGAGTTGAGAGACTGTAGTGCGGCGAAGTCTACATCTACTACATTGCCGTCAGTGTCGTAGGTTGTGTTGTTGAGTAGGTTAATAGGTATTTTAGCCCTGGGTATACCAGCTCCGCCTCTCTCTATGATGGTGCATCGAATGTCTTCTAGATACTTCTTCATGAACCAAGAACGGTAAGCACTACGAAGGATACTGTTATGTGTCCTTATCCCATTTCCAGCCAGGAAGGTATGATCTGGGCTATCTACCTCGATACAGACAGTATCTCTTAGACCGATATATTCAACATCCTGGATGATATACTCGTTCGTCCGGGTAATATCTAATGGCTGCTTGGATGCTTTTCTATCTAACTTAAATACGGGAACGTTCGCCTGGAAGGAAACACGGTATCCATATACTCTGGACACTACGCGATGACCTTTTATAATACCGCCTAAATCTCCCGGTTGGTCATAACATTGGACGCTTGGTTTAAATCCCAAGGATACTACTAAGTCTGTGACCAGGTGTACCAGTGTCTCGTTTGTATTATACCAAACGTTGGGTCGTCCTTTGCTATCTCCAGGGCACCCATCAGAGTCCATTAGCCCACGGAGTAATTCTAAGCGTTGTTCTTGTGATGCGTGTAGATACTCCGCTGGTATACTCTTCTCATCCAGTATCCCTAATGCGCGAAGCTGTGTCCATAGGTTCAAAACACTAACATGATACTCGTCTACTACTTTGCAGGGGTAACCTACAGATTCAGCATGCTTAATAAAACTCGCTTGATCCGGTGTATGAATGGCGAAAGTAGCGGTTACTTTACCACCATCTCCTAGCCAGTAGCCTAAGATATAGGGATCTATGGGCAGGTTCTTAGCATCCATTTCCATATTATGCATTTTTCCAACGGAGTAGGTCGCGGACTTGATACCTTGTTCCTCTCTTCTCTTGAAGTCCTCGAATAGCTCTTTAGTACTCATGATGCGTTCTGGCTTTCCGTTTATCCTATCATTCGAGGTAGTGACGTTCCATAGGTGGTTCTCGTCTGCATTTATTATATTATTACCACTAAATGTTACTCTGTAGGCAGGTCTATCCTTAAATACCTCAGACTTAGCTACCACACTACACTTCTGTCCTTGTCCGCCGAAAATGGTGTCTCCTATATCCACTGTTCCCATAGTCTTAACACCACTGAGTGTGTGAATTATAGAATCGATAACAAGCGCTCTACCCCAGGGAGAGTCCTTGACCGATTCAGTTCTAATAAGTATACTCTTCTCTAATGGAATGAACAGATTGGTCGGGTAATCAGGTGGAGTTAACTGAGTGTAACCGATGAGATAGTTAGGATCAGAAGGCAAATAATCGAAGTGGAGAATGGTATTTTGTGCTCTGGGTGAAAAGTTACCCCATCCTATACGTCCATCTGAGTACTTAGAGCTTTTCCTATAATCCTCTTGTTTTCCATCTCTCTTCTTATATACAATCTCGAATACTGAAAATCCGTACTGTGGTGTTGAGCTGCACTCCGATATGAAAGAGCTCCAGCCATGACGCATGTCGTGCATAACGCTTTCTAAGAATTCTGCTGCCTCTGTATCTTTTGGGTTATCGCTGACAGGCTCGACGTGCCATCTAGCGTACCTATAAAATGTGCGATAAGCGTTTAGGCATGCCGCGATATAAGCATCTTGATCACCCATCTCTCGATATTTTCCTACTGCTAACGACCCCGATAGCTCCGGCAGCCATTCCTCGCCGTTGTACCCTGGTAACCAAACTTTTTGTCCCGAACGTCCTGCCTCGTAGCCTAATGGTAGATCCTCTACAACTGTGCTATAATCCATGCTGCTAGGAGTCATTGAAGAATTTACGTTCTTCTCGACTGTAATTTTTTCAACCCTCTCCGTCGCATCGTCTGACTCGACCGGAGCCATCATCTTTGAAATTTTAGATCTAATTCCTTCTAACATAGTAACCTCCAATCATAGTACAAACGACGTATCGCTTCCTCTCTACAAATAGAGAAATACGTCGTAGTGCTATAAACATACGTCGGCTAATAGACGTCTTCCTCGTCTGGATTTTCCGTCTGCCATCCGGGTCTTACTTGTTCGCCCCGTAAATTTCCAAAATTAACCGCTATTGCCTTTTTGTTCATGTTCAGTAGTGCAGCTATAGCCATCTCAAGCACATCGGGACCGTCGTCATGCGCTATTGGATCTGGTACCAGCCTCATCTGGTTTATAAGCTCGGGGTAAGTTTTTGCCCAATCGGATCTAAATGCTAATGTGCCGTTTGCAAAGAAAGGTTGTAAGGACCTTATCCTGTCTATTTTATTTTTTGTATGCCATTCTAAGGTATAAGGTATAGCTACGTGTTGCCTGCTCTGTTCTTTCTTTAGTTCCAATATAAATAGGGAATCTCCCGACGCACTCTTAGCATGCCCTAGCGAGTTGCTTTCTATCACGAATGATGAATACTTAAACTGCTGATGCTTTTGAATTATCTTCTGTAACGATTTACTCTGTGCATCATAACTCAAGTCGCAATCCCATACTAGCCAGTTTCCTTCTGGTGTAAGTGCGACCGTCACTATAGCTGCATAGTCCGATCCGCCCATACTTGGATCAAGAGCGCCATAAAACTTACACTTCTTAAGGTCCACTGTCTGTGGTTCTATCAGGTGCATTAGCTCAGTATTGAATAGATTGAATGCATCATTACGTGGTCTCTGCTGATACAAACTTGCCCAATCATATTCAGACATTGCGCGCACTTTCATAAGGTGTTCTAACGAATACCTATCAGCCCAAAGTGGCTCGCCCGGTTTCCTGGGGTCATAAGGTGCAACTGGATCTTCGGCGATGGCTGGCAGACTTACTACTGTCCACTTATCGGCAGTGTCGTTTGATTCCTGTAACTTAAGGAGCCTACCTGGCAGATCATCTTCATTCCATCTTGTGGCAGTTATTAAAATACGTGCATCCTTACCCTGCCTTGTGTAAAAGTCACCATTGTACCAATTCCAAATAGATTCGCGCACGGTCTTAGACTCGGCGTCCTGCCTGCCCTTAAGAGCGTCATCTATGTTGCCATAGAGCATTGGCTGCCCAGAAATTCCTCCCCCCACGCCCGCACAGAAGTATCTGCCAGTGTGCCCCACAATCTCAAAAATCTCGGAGTTTCTTAGATAAGATCCTTGCGCGGTGGTTGCGATATTCTTATCATTTAGCTTAGACTCAGGAAACAGCGCTTGATACTCCTTTCCAATCATGATGCGTTGAATATCACGATTGATAGATGTTGCTAAAGAAGCGCCGTAACTGGCTGAGATGAACTTAGCCTCTGGATTTTTGCCCATTACCCAGGCTGGTCCCCGGCGAGATACTATCTCTGTTTTTCCGTTCTGCGGGGGCATGAATAGCATGAGTCGCTTTATATCTCCGAATGCCCATCGCTCATAAAAATCGCAGATGACTCTATGATGCCAGTTGATCTGATAGTCTGGCTTCGTGTATTTTATAAAATCAATAAGATGGCGTCTCGCCTTAGCCTTCCGAATTTCATCCAGGTCTAATACTTGTCCTGGAACATTAGTTTGGCGCATCCTTTGTCTTCCTTGCTGTCTTCACTGCAATTAGTTCTAACGCGTCTAGCTCTTCATCCGTTAGTGTAGAATAGTCTGGCTTGAAGTTCATATTGACGTTGGTCTCTCCTACTGGTGCCACAAATTGCAATATCATACCAATGCCTTTCTGCATACTGGCTGCCGCGGAATTTCTGTCTTTAATGTTCTCTATTGATAGTGTGGCTGTTGCTGTTTCTAAAGTCCCACCTTTCAGCAGCGTGTTCCAAGCCTCTATGTCTTGATCCAACATTCCTAAGTATTTAGCCGCATAAATGTTCGCGTTATCAAGAACCTGCTCACGGACGGCTTCAATCTTCGCGCTGTTGACCATCTTAGCTTCTGCTCGTGCTTTCTCCAAGTACCTAAAAGCAGTTGGTAGGCTTATTTTAATGTTGAACCTTTTATCCAGCAGCTCAACGATAGCACTGTCACTTAGCGTGTTGTTGTCATATATAAACTCTTCCATCTCTTTAGTAACGACAGTTATATTAATCACTCCTTCAATTTTCCTTCGTTTTTTAATCCTGAATAAGAACTCTCTGTATAGTAAAAGTTTACAAAAAAGTCAAAAGTAAGATGAAATCTCGGCATTAACTAAAGGTATTGTATTCAATTTTTGTCCTCCCTCTACTTACCGCTCAGTCACTCTAAATACCTTGAAGTGCTTCTTGCATAGGCAAACAATATTCTCTGAGTCATAATTAAAGATGTTGCTGTCGATATGATAGAGTATATCAGCCGGCATCTCGCATACGTCACAATCAAAGTCTATTGCCCGCTTCGTGGAAATAGAATCGTGGTCTATCACGTTTTCATCGTAGGACATAGATTCAATCCTCATCGGTCGGTTTTGACCTCGAAAAGGTATCAAGTTGAATGTGCCTCTCTATGTGCAAGAAACTCTGTGTCTAATACAGATTCGCCGTCAATTAAACCACAGTCTACACATACCTTGTAGCCATGATTGTCGTACCTAATCTCTCCCCAGCACTCGGAACATCTGGTTGTTTTATAGTACCGATATACACGGTTTTCACCGGGTATTTCAACCTCTACTATGTGATCCACAAGTTGTCCCTCTCGTGATCCAGTATCTGTCTTAGGGTGACAACCGATCTGTTGGGTACGTCGCTGCATCTGATAAAGCTTCTTTTCCACTTGGTTGACAAATGTAACTCTACGCCCTACAAATCTTCTCCCCTTAATAAGTATGCTGCATTCAGTAGTGCTGTTCGCATGATACTTTGACCGCCTTCTTATATTATAGCATTTGATACAAATGTTACCACGAGTCTTCATTGAACCATGCATATATCTGTTCTCTGCTGTTAGCTCTGCTCCGCATCCTCTGCATATTCCAACCATTTAAATACCTCCAATTTTTCTCGCATCTGCTAGGTCGAAGGCATAAATATGTGCACCATTCGATACAATTGTCAGTGGACCTAAGTTACTATGCCCGATAGCCCTAATTGATATGTAGTGCATTAGTTCGGCTAGCAGATAGGCGTTAGCTACCCATGCCGCAAACATGTCATTGGATCGGAAGTAAGCGGTTAGGTGTAGCTTGTTGTTATATATCTTGAAATCGACCAGCTGTAGACAGGGTGGGTTATTACTCTCGTTATCAGCGATAATATCCCACGTTATAGCCATAGCTTGCTTAGTGCTTGGATCTTCTTCCAGCTTCCTAATTATATGCTCTATTTGGTTGTTTCTCCCTATCCTACTGCCATAGGTATAAACGAAGCCGTGGTCATCCTTGTCCAGGATATGATCAGCATACATCTTAAGGGTTTTGTCGCACCAGTTAAACCCTTCTGGAATTCTTCCTTTCTGGGGGTTTTTTATCACTGCCACGATCGGCTCTGTCACTTCAGTGAAATACGCGTTGTTGTGCAGCGTGTGACGTTCAACCCCTTCATCCAAGATATGCTTCAGGATAGATGCCCAAATATCTGAGACTGTCTCTCCTTTAAATTCACACATAATTATACCTCCCACCTCTGTCCGAGAATTATACGGCTAATTTGTGCTAAACTTACTCCAAAACTTTGTGCAATTTCTCTTTGCAGATAACCATAGCTCCGCATTTCGCGAATTTTGACTATGTCGTCCTGAGATAACTTGGCGTTTCCGTTAGCTTCACCTTTGGAGATAGGATGAACTGCTCTGCCTTTTCGGTCTCTATCTTGCATATTCTCTAATACTGTTCCTAACCATAAGTGTTCAGGGTTTACACAGCCAGGATGATCACAAGTGTGACATACACACCTTCCTTCTGGAACATCTCCTATAAACAGCGTGTAGGCTACTCGGTGTGCTTTTAGTATCTTACCATTTATGTTGAACCTACCATAGCCACACTTGTCCAGAGAGGCAGTCCAGTTCCAACATCCTTCGGTCTTCTCAACCTTTGCCATGAATCTCTCTAGAATACTGGTCATCTTTTTATCAGCAGCCTTAAAACCTTATAGCCGATATATACGAATACTACTTCCAACATTAATATAATCGCGAATGTTATCTCGACTCCAACCTCTCCTATCATCTTTACACCTTCCTGTGGTCTACTATATAGGAGTCCCTACAATTTCGGCAGCAGAAGACCTTCTCCTCTTTATCACTATTCTCATCGTAGTCATATAGACCATAAACGACGTCTAACTCATCATTTAGCTTAACTTCGCATGTCATACACTTCATTTTCATCAACCTCTTTACTGATATCATATTTACTATTAGATCACTACTACTATATAAATGTTGCGGTTGCCGCCTTCGCGGAGGCGACCACTGGCTGGCTCGTATTTCACTCTCTGACACTCTGTTCACTATATCTGTGATTAGTGGCACTCCAAACAGGATCTGAACCTGCTGGATGGTACTTAGTGTCGCAGTGTGCTTTAACAGTTTTGGCGGCGGTAGTCGTGTAAATACTCTCGCCTTGTGCACTACAATCATTTCCTTTACCTTATACCTATCATCCATTCTTGTAACCTCCGATCTCAAAAAAGGTTTAAGCAACTACTGATACGTAGATGCCTACACCGTTAGTTACTACGACAAGGTCACCGGGCATGACACCACTGATTGGAATATTTACCCCGGTCGCTGGTCCGTGCTCTACATCATGTGCGGAGATGAACGGATTCGGACTAAGAACCATAGTGAAAGGCACTATACCAACTACACGATTGCCTACCATTACCTTTGCGCCGCCAAAGTCCACGGAGGGTGCGGTGCCAACAT